CGCGCCCGCCGCGATGCCGCCGCCCGCGGCCGAGAGCCCGAGGCCGGCGCCCCCGATCCCGAGGCCGGAGATCGCGCCGCCGCCCGCGAGGGCCGAGAGCCCGGTCCCGGCCGTGATGCCGAGCGACCCGATCGACAGGAGCTGGGCGAGCGACTGGGTCCGGAGATCGTTGCCGCCGAACAGCGAGAGCGCCCCGCCCAGCACCCCGAGGCCAGCCCCCAGCCCGCCGAGCGACGCGAGGTTCCCGAGCCCCGGGCTGATGAACGAGCCCGTGCCCGCCCCGAGCGTCGGACCGAGGTAGGCGCTGTACGCCCCGTAGAGGCCGCCCGCGATGCTGGCCGCGCCCCCCAGGCCGCCCCCCATCCCGCTCCCCACCAGCGCGGGGCCCGCGATCCCGGCGATCGACCCGAGCGCCCCGAGGCTCCCCCCGAGCTTCGCGAGCGCCGAGACGCCGGCCGGAGACCCCGCGCCCCCGCCCGTGACCGCCGCGGCCGCGAGTGCCGCCAGCCCCTCGATCAAGGGCGCGATCGCCTGCCGGAGCACCCGCTGCCCGAGCTCCAGGATGATGGACTGCGCGAGGTCCCTGAACCCCTGCTTTAGGGTGTTGGTCCCCTGGATGATGCCCGTCACCATCTTCTCGAACGCGCCCGTGATGCTGTTCCCGAGGTCCACGAACACGGCCTTGAGCCGCTGCTGGTCCTCCAGCGCCTTGAGGTGCTGGCTCAGCTCCCGGGCCTTGTCGCTTGCGGCCGTGAGCGGGTCCTCCGCCAGGACGCGGAGCTCGCGCTGGAGTTCGGCGATCTGTCGGTTCGCCAGTTCGTCGGCCGTGAGGCCCAACAGCTCCGCCTCGCGGGCGAGCCCCTCCGTCGCGCTGCGCGCGTCGACCGTCACCTCGTCGAGCGCGATCTGGCTCCGCGCGAGGCGCCGGAGGTCGTGGTCGACCTCCTCCATGCCGTCCGAGAGCTGGGAGAAGAACTCCGGCCAGTCGCTCGTCGCCTGGCTGAAGTCGTCTGCCGCCTGCTCCATCTCGACCATCGACTCGGCGGCGTCGTCCCCGGCCCGCGCGAACTCCTCGGCCGCGAGCGCCGCCTCGCGCAGGCGCTCGGAGGTCGCCAGGACGCCCGAGAACTCGGCCCCGCCCGCGAAGGGCCCCGCCTCGAGGGCTCCCGGACCGCCACCCGCCGGGAGGACGACCTGCGCGCCCCGCGAGGGCTCGCGCCCGAACGCGGCCTCAAGCTCGAGGATCCCCTTCTGCTCCTCCGGCGACGCGACGCGGAACGGCACGGCGCTGAGCTGGCCCAGCACATTCATCGCGCGGCGGAGCCACTTGTTGAACGGCCCCTCTTCCTGCGCCTTGCGGTCTAGCTCGCGGTACATGTCGCTCACGCCCGAGGCGATGTCCCGCGTCCCCTGGACGACCGCCGTCATGGCGTTCGCGGTGTTCCGGACCCACTCGCTGAACTTCTCGGTCTGGACGAACTCCGCCATCCCGGTGGCGAGGTCCTTCAGGGCGTTGAAGAGCGGCTTGAATCCCTCGGCCAGCGCGATCTGGACGTTGTCCGAGATCGTGCTGGTCAGCCCGACCCACGTGCCGGCCATCTCCTTCATCGAGCCCCCGAACCGCCGGAACTCGCTCTCCAGCGCCTCGAAGGTCTCGCGCGCCCCGGCGCCAGCCTCCTGGAGCTTCTCGATCTTGGTCCGGCCCTCGGCCGACAGGATACCCATCTCCTGGAGCCGCATCGCGGCCTCGCCGAACGGGCGCCCGCCCTGGATCATGCTGTAGGCGCGCCCGAACCAGAACGCCACGTCCTGGATGCCGCGCCCCGACACCGCGGCCGCGTCCCCCACCAGCGTCAGGGAGTCGCGCGCCTTCGCGGCGCTGACCCCGAACGTCAGCAGGAGGCGCGAGGCCTGGAGGATCGGGCCCGTCTCGAACGGCGTCTTGGCCGCGAAGTCGAAGAGGCTCCGGACGTGCTCCTTGGCGGCGTCCGCGGACTTGAGCAAGGTCTTGAACTGGAGCTCGGCCGTCTCGAGGGTCGAGTTCATCCCGATGACGGCGTTTTTGGCGGCCGCCAGCGTTCCGGTGATGCCCCGGAACCCCACCATCGCGGCCGAGAACGCAAGCGCGCCCTTCGCGAGGCCCGCGAACGAGAGGGAGAGCCTCTGGGACTGGCGCTCGAAGTCCTGGCCGAACTTCTGCTGGCCGCGCGCCGCCTCGTCGAACCCGCGCTTCCACTCCGCCATGTCGAGGCGGAGCTTCGCGACCAGTTCCCCGACGTTGACCTCGCCCGCCACGCGCCTAGCCCTCTCTCCTGTGCCGGCGCATCTCCTCGGAGAGGATCTGCGCCATGCGGTCCTCGCCCACCAGCTCCTGCATCAGGTCCGAGACCCGGGGCGGCTGCTTCAGCATCCCGGTCGCGGCCGTGACGCGCGCCACCAACCAGGCGAGGCGCCACATCTCGCGTTCGTCCCGGCGCTGGCGCCCGACCGCCATCGCCACCAGCTCGGCGGGCGTGAGGCGCGAGAACTGCTCCGGCGTGAGGCCGAGCTGCTCATACGCCAGCGCCTCGGCCTCCCCGTACCCGACCGCCAGCTCTAGTCGGCGGCCGCCTTGTCCCCCGCCGCCCGCCCGAAGTACCCCGACTCGGTGAAGGCCTCGTTGAGCAGGTACAGGACGTCGTTCAGCGCGCCCCTCCCGCTCTCCACGTACTCGGTCACCAGCCGCTCCACGTCCTCGAACCGTAGCCGCTTGTCCTCCGACCGCAGCCCCGCGTAGAGTGCGTGCTGGAGGGTGGTGGCCGAGAGGCGCGTGAGGTCCGCCACGACCTCGCCCATCGGCTTCCCGAGTCGCGCCTCGAGCGCCTTCAGCTCGGCGAACGTGAACCGAATGCGCCTCGGCTTGTCCAGCGTGATCTCGACGCCGTTCGTCATCTCCGGAGCCCCCTTCTTGGGTTACGACGTGATGCTGCGGCTCAGGTCGCCCGCCGGCTCGAACGTCACGGTCGCGTCCAGGAGCGACCCGACCCCGCCCGACACAGGCGAGTAGCGCGGCAGGTGCCACGTGCCCTGGTAGCGCGGGTTCGCGGCCGCCGAGCAGGCGTAGCACGCCCGGATCTCGATGCAGGACTGGCACCCGACCGCCGGGAACAAGAGAGCATCCACGCAGGAAAAGTTCTGGTGGAACGTCACGTCCAGGCCCTGGGACTTCAGGCCGCCGCGCCGCTGCCGGGTATTGTGGCCCATCGCCGTCTCGGCCAGCGACTCGGCCTCGTACGTCAGGGACAGGGACGAGACGTGGCACGAGAGCGTCTCGCCGTTGAACAAGAACATCGCATTGCGCCAAACAAAGGTCGCCACAGCGCCCTCCTCCTCAGTCGCCCACCGACACGGCGGTGAGCCAGTAGTTCGTCTGCCCGCAGGTCTGGGACCAGATGCCGCGGTAGTACCGCCGCTCCGTGCTGGTGGCGGACGCGCAGTTCCACGGGATGTTCGCCCACTGCGAGTCCCGGCACGCGCGGCTCGTGAACGCCACCAGGTCGGTCCCGGTGTTGAGCGCCGTGTAGCCGCTTGAGCTGTTGGCCTGGACCAGGGCCTTGATCCCGCCGGCGGTCGAGCTCAGGACCTGGAGGGCCGCGTAGAGCGCGACGTCGCAGGCCCGGCCCCCGAGGTCCGCCACGGTCCCGGCCCCCGGCCCCGTGCAGGCGCAGACCGTCCCGGCCGTCCCGGCGTCGTTCCCGACCCCGCGCGTGGTGCCGTCCTTCAGCACGATCGCCCTGACGATCATCTCCTAGACCCCCCGCCCCACGGCCTCGAACGAGAACGGCGCGATGTCGCCCACCGCGCCCCCGAGCTGGAGGCGCAGGACCTCGGCCTTCGTCATGTAGCCGGACCCCGTCGAGGTGCTGCCCTCCGTGATGGTCTCGGGAAGCGCCACCACCACGACGTCGGAGACCGCCACGTTGTCGAACAGCACGGGGTCGACCTCGCCCACCCCCTGCTGGAGGAACCCGCTCCCCGTAATGCGCCCCGACTTGAGGCCTCCGCGCCGCACACGGGTCGAGTTCCCGAACACCGTCACGTCCAAGGACTCGGCCTCCTTGTCGACCGCCACCTGGTTCATTTGGCCGCTAAGGTCGTACCCCGCGGCGAACACCTGCGCGTCCTTCAGCACCACGGTCATGGCCTATCCCCCTCGTCTCCGCACTCCACGCACACCCTCCCGCCCGGCGCCCCCATGCGGGGGGCCTCGATCCAGGCGTGCCGGTGTGCCCCGTCGTCCTGCACCGCTGCGGGCTCCGGCGCTGGCGCGACCTCCAGCTCCCGCAGCAGGGCGTCGGCCCCCGCGACGATCGCCACGGCCTGGGCCCGGATCGCGACCAGTTGCTCGAGCGTCACGACGACGTCGCCGCGTCTCGGACGACCTGATAGTTGCACCCAACCACCGACCGGCCGCCGGCGTCGGGCCCGAGGTCAAATGGCGACTGCAGGGCCTGAACCCACCGGAGCTGCACTCCGTTCACCGCGCGGGCTGCGCCGTCGAGCGCGTAGAAGATGTCCCGCGCCCGCTTGAGGGCCGAGTCCAGGCGCGGGGCCCGCGCCAGGACCTGGACGCGCTCGACCTCCGCCAGCATCTGGCCCGCGGACGCCGCCATCGCGCGCACGGGCTCGAGCCCCCCGTAGTGGATCACGGCCACCGCCTCGTCCGGCGCGCTCGGGAGCATCCCCTTGAAGAGGTCGACCCCGAACGTCCCGTGCCCGCCCGTCGAGATCAGGTCCGCCACGTCATCGAGCAGCAAGCGCCTTGACCCCCCGCCTCACGTCGGCCGCCAGCCTCGCGTCCATGCCGGGCACCGCCTCGAGGAGCGGTTTCTCCAGATACTTGAGGGGCCGCAGCCCCCGCCGCCCGATCGCGCGCGCGAGCGGGTAGAGCGCGTCCTCCGGGATGCCGTGCCGGCGCGCCCAGCCTCGCAGCGCCTCGGGCGGCAGCATGAAGGGCGCGCGCCCGACCGCGGGGCCCGTCCCCTCGTGCACGTACAGCGCATAGCGCTGCGCCGCGCCCCCGTACCCAAGCGTCACCACGACCCCCAGGGTGTCGGCCTTCGGGGCCTGGACGTGCCCGCTCGCCCGCAGGACCCCCATGTCGACCGGCACGAACTCGCGCTTCGAGCGCGTCATGATGCGCTCGCCCTCGCGGTACAGGGCGGAACCCGCGAGCTTCGGGCCCGCTGCCCCGGCGCGCCTGAGCGCGGCCCGGAGCCTCTCGCTCCCCACCAGCACCGTCCTGGAGTCCGCCACCTACGCCTCCGGCCCGCCGTTAGCCGACCACTCGGGGTTGAGGCGCGTCGCCCGGCTCTCGTCGGCCCAGACTCCGCGCCCGAAGCCCCGCACGAACGCCCACATCGTGCCGGCCAGCGCCCCGGACTCCACGCCGCTCATCGGGTCCGCCAGCAAGCTCTCGTGGAACACGTCGTCCGGCACCTTCTTGTCCCGGACCTCGAGCCGCGACCCGTCGTCCAGCACCCAGTACCCAAACTGGTACGGGAAGTCGTGCACGACCGCGCCCCGGTTCCCGCGCCCTCCCGCCAGCAGGTACGCGAGCGGGGCGCGCGGGACCGACGCGAGGTCCGTCACGAACTCCGCCGGCACCAGCACGACCCGGCCGCCCAGCGCCTCGCTTCGGTACCGGAGGGGCGCGAGCGTCATCCAGACCGCGCGGCGCCGCGCCCACCCGACCTGCCGGACGTCGAGGTCGCTGAGGAACCCGCTCGCCACGGCTCTATTCTACCGCCCCGGCGCCCGGAGGCCGCGGACCGGACGGTAGGGGCCTCACGCCAGATACGCCACGACGTGCGTCGCGCCGCGGTCGTCGGGCAGCCGCTGGACGTCCAGGAGCGCGGGGCGCCGCACCGTCTCCTCCGTGGAGCCGGCGTCCCCGGTCGAGAGCGTGACGCGGTCGTGGGCGTCGAGCGCCGGCGCGCCCGCGAAGTAGACCGTGCGGGTCGAGAGCACCTGCTCGCCCCGCAGGTCCCGCACCAGGCGGTGGCGCCCCACCACGCGGGCTCGATATGCCACATCGTTCCCCCACACGGGCTCCCCGTAGTCGTCGGCGCAGGTCCGGCGCGCGACCCCCACAGTCTGGCGGCACAGGCCATCGAGCTCGGGCAGCACGCTCAGGCGCTCCGGACCCGGATCAGGATCGGGTCCCCGGAGGGGAAGAACACGACGTCGTCGTTCACGTCCTTAATGTGGAACCGCAGCTCGTACGGGCTCAAGGTCGCGCGGAACTGGCACGACGTGCAGACGCTGAACCCCACGTGCCCGCACGAGGCCGTCACCTCCGTGACGGTGCCGGTGCTGGTGGTCACCACGGCCCCGGTCCGGTCGTACAGCCAGGACGAGACGCGGTCGTTCGCGCTGATGTTGAGCGACGTCGAGCAGTACTGGAGCTGGAAGTCCAGCCTGCCGGTCCAGCCCTCGACGATCTCGACCGGGTCCGCCATCAGAGCTTCTCCACCGCGCGCGCGTTCGCCAGGATCTCGACGCGCCGGGCCGCCAGGATCTCGACCACCGCCACCAGGACGTCCCCCAGGCCGGCGCCCGTGATATCGAGCGCCGCGATCACGTCCGCGAGCCCGGCCCGCAGGGTGTCGCTCGCGTCGACCGTCGTGACCTGGTCGAGGGCCTCCGAGAGCGCCGCCCGCAGGGCTTCGGTGAGCCACTGGTCCGCCCTCAGGTCGGGCGCGTCCTGGAGGCCCGCGCGCCCCTCGTCCGTGAGGTCGAGGCGCGCCAGGAGGTCCCCGTACTCGGCGAGCGCGGCCCGCAGGCTCTCGCTCGCGTCCACCACCACCACGACCTCGGGCTGCTCCGCGAGCCCGGCC